AGGCAAGATTATTTGAGTTCCGCTTGGATAATCTACTGAAGGTGGATATAAAGCATTGAATACAATGTTTCTTCCTGGTGTTCCTACTGGTTCTGTTATAATACATGCAAGGCCAGATTGAGTTGCTACTGTGGCAAGTGGTGTACCAGAACCATTTGCTGTTATTCTTATTGTGTGATTTCCAGGTGTCAACGAGATTGTCTTACTGACAGTTCCCGTTGGAGTCGCATTATACAATTCAGTAGCACTTATTTGAACAGTTCCGTCAATAGTAATTGTTGCTGTTCTATTCACAAATGGTGCTGTAGTGTCTCTCCAAGAACTAGCAGCTATAACATAGTTACCACCAGTGTTTGCTGTGAAAGTATATGTTGCATCCCAACTACGATATGCGGTAATATTATTACCAGTTGCCCACATACCATTTATTTTTAAGAAGTCGCCCCAAGTAGCATCAGTCTTTGTGGATCTAAAAATTAAGTTCGCATTTGTATTTGCATTTGTAATAAGTGATCCTGCAGGACCTCTAATTGTTCCAGACACGTTTAGTGGTGAAACTCCAGATGATAGTTGTCCACTAGCGGTAGTAGATCCTGAAACATAAACTCCATTTTCATCGAATCTAGCATTTCTTAGCGTAGCTGCCGCTAGGTATTCTGGTGCACCATCAATATCAAATATAGCCAAATTATAAGATGTTGATGCTCCTGGTACCTGTGTTACTCCCAACACTCTTCCTACAGGATAAAACACATTAGCTATCTCGAAACCTACAATATCATCTTCTCTGAAAACTCCAGATACATTATCTACTCTAATAATGTTAGGACTTACAATGTCATTAGATACATCTACTCCATCAAAGAATGCTTTTAATTTAGCATTAGCTAGTAATCCTGATGCTCTAAAGCGGACTCTTTGTGGACGAATGTATCCAAGTATCCCAATATTTGTTATATAACCATTGTTTAATCCAATAGTTGAATTAATTGCAGAATATCCCGAATTAATAACATTTTGTATTTGATTACCAAATACATTAAATGTTTGTGTTGTCGTAGTTGTTTGTATGTTTCCAGTAGTGGTTACGGCTGTGGAAGTACCAGCAAGAGTTTGGCTTGTTGTTCCTGGAATTGTTTGCCAGTTACCAGCATTTTGAATGAGATTTGTTCCACTAGCTTGAAATAATTGTAGTCTTGGATCCACTACTAGAATATCAGGTGCTTGTTGATTATCTACCCAATTATCCATAGGAGGACATAATTGCATAGATCCTTCATTTCTGATAACACCAAATGGATTTACAGATACTACGCTACTTGCTAGTGTTTGTCCAGTAATAAATTTGGTTGTGTAGGGTAGAGTGTATATATTTGTACTACCGGCAATAGTATGAACATAAAACGAATTTGTCTGTTTTATTGTTCCCAATGAATTTAGAACTATAGGATTTTTTAGTGCTAAATTATCTACAATACTTCTAGGTGTCAATTGTTTCTTCGCAATATCAATTTTAGCATTAAATCCTTCAGATAGTCGTGTATCTGCTGTTGCATATGAAGAAAAGTCATCTACAAGAATACCATTCTTAAATCTGTTCAAACCATTTGAATCTGGAATTTGTAGTGACTGTGCATTTTGTTCGAGCAAACTTAATGCAGTATAGTATTCGAGATTGTTAACACGATCCTGTAAATCAGTAATATCTCGTTTGATCCAATTTTTATGTTGTACTCTTTCTATACTATAATTTGTCTGTTGTGTTGTCGAATCTTCACCTGGAATATAACCTGTATATGGATCAAGAGTCATCTTTGCAAGCAATAGTGCTCCGTCAGGTTCAGCCGGGAATGTAGGATTAACAGAAGGTGTTCCTAGAATAATATCAATTGTATTATCTTTTGTTATGACAAGTTTATCTTTTCTTCCTAAGTAGTATGCATAATCATGTGTAAAGTAACTTAGGTTTTGAGGAATTAAGATACCACTATCGTCTGGTGCAGATGGATTCCCAGTATATTCCAAAGTAAATGGAACCGAAGAAACACTACCAGATGGTGCCTGTCTAACTGGTCTAAAATCTAAACTGTCAGTAAGTCTGTAGTTGATACCCGCTTTACTTGTATATTGACCAATTTCTCTATATTGATCTGGTGAAGAAGATATTGGGGTTAGATAAGAATTTACATCAAAGTATCCATCTCCTCCAGTATGTGCATAGTAATCAAAAATAACCAATAGATTTCCTAGTGGTCTAGAAGCTCCAGGTTTCAATCTAACAGCAGAAAAATCATAATAGTTATCTCTTTGTCCATTGTCTAGCAAGAACAAACTAGTTACATCATATGAAGAATCAGACAACATTGATGTTGTTGGTACTGTTACTGACGATTTTGTACTAATAATTTTTCTAATTTTCTTAACATCAGAAACATATAATGATGTTGTTTTTCCTACCGCAGATTCTTTAATATAAATTTGTCCATTTGTCAGATCAAGATAGGTATTAGCATCAACAATCGCTGTAGGACCAGCATAACTCACTATCTGAGTATTTCCTACTACAAGATTTTTTGCCTTTAAGACTAACGTTGAGTTATCAGCATTTCCTACAGAAACTCCAGCAATAACATCTACTGTTGTTGTACCATAAACAGGTGTTGTGAATGTTGCTGTTTTTTGGTCGGAAGAAATAACAACAGTATTTCCAGCAGATACAAAATCTAGAATTTGTCTATTATTTGCCTTATTAACTACAGTAAAGTTTTGTTTAATGGCATCTGACGATAATGTTCCTGTTCCAATAAATTTGATATTTGCAGTATTAACAGGAAGCGATAGAGTCATTACAAAATTTCCACCTGAGCTGGTGAAAGATTTTGATCTGAAAACTTTTTGTGAAATATAGCTACTATCAGAAATATTTGATACGTATGGATAACCAACAGTGAACAGCAGTTCCGCTTGAGTAGGATTATATAATATTGTATCACCAGTAAACAATCCGTTAAATTTTCCTGCATTCGGTATGTTAGCCGATGCAGTTCTAACGGTAGGTGTTGCAGGACCATTTGGCACATTAATCAAAGACTCAATATCTGTTGTTGAAAACAGTAAATTAAATTGAGTAGAATTTGTAGGATTTAATGTGAATGGTGAATCGACCGTTGCTGTTTTTGTTGTTCCATCATACGATACAATTTCTCTAACATCAGTATAACCAGAAGTTAATGCGGAAATTTTAACACCAAAATATGCGTTTGCTACAGCAGAGAATTTTCCATTAGTGTCATTAAATTGAATTGTTGTTGGGGATGACCCTGCTGCTAATGCTGTACCACTTAAAGTATTTGCACTTACATCAGTAATATACATTTTGTATGAATATGACGATGTATCTGAATCTGATACACTACTTTCATAATCAATATTTCTTAAGAATGCAGAACCAATTAAAGTAGCAGAATATGTTACTGAGTTTGTTGAAACAATATTTGAATTTGCTACACAATGCAAATCAATCTTTGGCATTGTAGTAATATCAAAGGTACCAGAAACATTATTTGCTAACACATAAGAACCATAATCAACATAAACTTGATTGTTATTAATAATGTTATTTGATCTTGCTCTAGGGGTAGAGAATGTTATGTCTGACTGATTTTCTACTCTGTACCCACGAATATATGCTAATCCTTTACTAATTTTTAAATCATAAAGATCCGGATTTACAGTATTTGCAGTTGGTGTAAAACTAAACTCATTAACGATGAAATCACCATCTGTTTCGTATGTGCGTTTTGAAATATAATCATTAATAACTGAATATACTGTTCCGTCAACTTGTTTTAGAATTTTACCATTTTCAAGTCTGACAAGTTCAATAAATTGATCATCATTTCCTGGTGTGAGAGGTAATACAACTAATTCCAATGAAATTTTATATCTGTCTGCACCAGGTGCTTGATAATTTGATGCTCCTACAGCAGGATCTAAAAGTGAAGTATCATCAATATAATCTACAATTGTTTCTGTAATTGAAAGTCCTACACGACCACTTGGATTACTAGCATACTTGTCAAGAATAATTGTCTGAGGTAAAACACTTACAAAATTACCAATTGAATATCTGTTATATGTTCCATCTGGGTTCTGAACATTTGAAGTGTTATAACCATTAATGATGTAAAAAATACCCTCTGAAATTGATACTGTTGAAGATGCACCTGTGCATGTTTCAGCCGATGTATTTGTGCCTATAGTAGTGGCAGAAAAATTTGATCCATCGGTACAAATAATTGTAGATGCGTCCTTAAATTTAGCTCCAGTATAGTAGGTTACAACAAGAGTAGGAGGATCAATTAAAGTTCCTTCTGCTACAGCAATAACTCTTGCTTGAACAATTCCATTTACATCTTGAATATCTTTGTTTAGAAAATTATTAACGTCAATTTCAACACCAGAAAATTGAGTTTGTAGCTTTACGTAATAAGCTCCAATATTTCCTATAGCTGCAAAGTTAAGTGAAACTCTTCCACCAGAGACTGGAGTATTTTGACTAAAAATGGCATCAGCAAAATTACTAATTTGATTTTGCAGAATAGTTTGAGATTGTGTTAGTTCTCTTGCTTGTACAGCATATCCTGGTTTGAAAAGTATTCTATGAAAATTCTTTGATGGATCAAAATCATCATAATATGGGTCAACATTAAAATTTAGGGCCATTTTTTTTCCTTAATATCCTAATACAAATCGTAATTGTTCTATTCCATCGACACTTCTTTGAATTGAGCTTCTATTCTCAACAAAAATTATGTGTCCTGAAAAAATATCATAATCTGGATTACTTATTGTTAAAGTTGTTCTTGCGGTACCAGACGTATTTCCAAAAATTGTAGAGTTAGGTACTGGTGTTCCTACTGTATTTATCAACCTAAGCACACCGGTTGCATCATCAAAACTTAAAACTGTTGCAGTAAATGTTGCTGTTGATAAGCTAGATCCTTGATATACAGTTTCATCGGCTAGATATGTTCCAAGTCCACTTACCAAAACTAAATCAGTGGTTGTTTTGAATATTTCGGAATTTGCAACATCAGGATAACTTCCTTGTGAATATGGATTTACTACAAGTCCAATTTGACGAAAATCTATATCTGTAGGAATTAATCCATTTTCATTTCCATCAAATTCTATAGTAAACATTACACGGGAACATCCTAACTCTGATATTGGATCTGTTCCATGTCCTGATATAGGGGAAACAGGAGCTATAGCTGCTGCACCAGAACCTTGACTTGAAGTTATGGTTACATTAGAATAAGTGTAATTACCACCAGGATTAGTCACCACAATATTAGTAATGACATTACTGACTACGGTTGCTGTTCCTGTTGCACCTGTTCCATCACCTGTAACTGTTATTGTGATTGGATTGTTTGCTGGATTATATCCTGAACCACCATCAAGAACATTAATCACATCAATATTTCCCGAACCTGCAGGAGTTGTTTGCCATGGTGGAGAATATAATGATGTTGGTCCTGGTCTACCAATAGGAATAGGAATCCAAACGGTATCCATAAACTTCAGTTTTGCACCAATATCAACGGTGTACATGTATTTCCACTTGTAACCGTCAGTACCTAGATACAAATTGTTTGATGTGTATGTACCTGGTTGAAAGTAAGGTTCATCTGAAACAACACCATCATTATTATTCCAAAGACATTTAAATACTTGATCAAAACGATTCTTGATATAAAATTTTCTTACTAAGAATCCATTTTGATCTATCTCAAGCATATCAACATCATCACGATAATAATCGTATGTTTCTCCTGCTACCCAATCAATTCGTTCAACTACTGGAGAAATATTATTCGTTCCTACTTTTTTAGCAACAAAAATATTTTTATATATTTTCTTTAGACTTTTTTGATCTTGAGTTGGTATAGGAGGAACATTTTCATTGGGCCAAGGATCAACTTTTGCTAAAAAGCAATAAAAAGTTTCCACAAAAGTGTCTGTAGCAAGTATCTGAGAAACAGGAGAATAGTATTGCTCTCTGACTCCTGTTAGCCTTGCACCGTATGTGATTATATTTTGATTTGCCATGGTCTATTTATTAAGCGTGTTGAACTGATACGAATGTGTTTGCCTGATCTCCATCAATACTAAAGTACCTCAAGTATGCAGAACTGGTTGCCGACATATTAAATGTTGTAGAATTGATAGTAGAATTTAGTGCTGTACAACCATGAGTAACTGTTCTCTGATTACCGCTAGTATTGGTTAACCAAACCTCAACTACTTTACCATAAACATAATTTGAAAGTGTGATAGTTAAATCCGCAACCAATTCTGCTTTAATCAATGATGTTGTTGAAAAATCAATTGTAAAGGCTGTCTGAGCACCTTGTAACATCGTCGGTGTATAAATGAATCCTTTTTGTGGTGCTACAGTACCAGTGAAATAAACAGAATCGGCATTAAATGAAGCGATTTGATTAACAACATTTGAACCATTTGGAGTATTGTAGAATAAAATTCTGGAACCACGTGCGGTATCTGTTTGATTTTCGGTAGCAACAAAATCAATTCTTGCTGCACCGAATGGTGCATATCCTGTAGTACCATAGGAGTTGCCAGCAATACGCAACAGAATATCATTGTTCTGTGTTGGTGTTGGCGCATTTACCGTACCCCTGGCACTTCTACCAGCAATGATAGAATATGCTGCATTTGAAGTACCAAAAGAATCAACAAGTATTCTAGTAGGCGTGTTTGCTTTACCGGTTATTTGCATCATTGTACCGGACTGCGTTGGAATTTGTGAACTTCCTGCTGCTGTAATTCTAAAGGCAGCCTCTGTTGCACTAAAGTTGCTGTTTGCAAGAACCATGGTGCTGTTGACAGTTACAGCACCCGTCATGTAGGTGTTTGCAATCATTGACACGTTGCCTGTAAGTGTTGAAGTACCACTTACAATTAGATTACCTGTTGTGATGGGACCTGTAGAACTTGTTGTTCCTAGAACTGTAACATTTCCAGTGACAGTTAAATCTCCAGCAAATGTTCCTGAGGTGTTTGCTAATGCATTGTTTGCTTTGCTGAATGCCGCTTGAGCAAATGTATTTACTGAAGCAATATTGGTATTCGTTGTGGACATTTGTGCTTGCAACGCCACAGTATTACCTGAAGCAGTATTTGCTCTACCGTACGCTGCTGTTGCTAGTGTATTGATGGCAACTGTATTTGCTGCTGCTACATTTGCTGTAGCAAAAGCTTCTTGTGAAAAGCTTGCTGATGCTGCTGCGGTATTTTGAGATGTTCCGTCAGCAAAAATGATAGGTTTTTTCACCAATCTAAAACCAGTATCATCAATCATTCTTGCAACAACGTTAGCTTGTTCAAATCCACCAATAATAAACTCAATTTGTTTACCTGATGTAATAGAACCAAGCATCAGATTACCACCAGGATCACCTGTTCCGTCACCAGCAACTACCAAATATCCATCTAATGCACTTGTACCATAATTTGAGTTATTGATACCTAAATCTATGTAATGGGTAGTATCTGTACCAACATCGGCAGTTGCAACATAATCTGCTGAACCATTTGCTACACTATTCAATAGATTAACTTGTAGATATGCTTCAGAATCTCCTGCAAACTGTGCAACAACATCAGGAAGAACAATAGGATTATCTCCAACGTTTAGAATGTTATTTGCATAAAGTCTATCTGCTAGTTGAGTTGCAGTAAATTTACCAGTGATTCCTGTGGGAATATCTACCCCAAGAAATAGACTGTTTGAAGTATTTGCATTTAACCCACCAGGAATATTTGGTAGCTGCGAAATTTTTACTGTTGACATGTTTTATCCTAATAAGATGATTCTATCGTCTTCCGTTGTAATTGTTTGTCCAGATTCAGTAATGAGTTCTGGATTATATTGTACTCCTATTGGTCCATAGATAACTACTTGGCCTTGATTTCCAAGAGTTCCACCAGCAGAGAAAGTTCTCAACACACTTAGATTTGCACCAGCGTTTGCTGTGACCGCAGAAGAAAGAACAATATTACCAGTTTCGTAGTTTATAGATGAAACTGTTCTTATGGCACCGTTTACTCTTACCTGATCTCCTACATATACAATGTCTTTTAAAGGATATGCAGTATTGCTGTAAATACCATTATTAATGATATTGTAAGTGCCAGTTAGTGATACTATATTTATTGTGGTGCATGAAGAAACCGCAGAAATATTCGCTACATTTGGGAATGTCAACCACGTATTTGCTGCTATGGTAATGGTGTTCGTTGCTGGATTAATTGAAGTAATTTCAGAGTGAACATTTGGTCCATTTGTTGGTGACAATGATATCGTGCTGTTTGCAAAAATGAAGTCTGCAATGTTGACTCCGCTACCCAAATTATAGAAGCTAATTGTATTACTGCTTAAATTTGCAAAATCTGTTCTGATTGCAGCATTAGCGGCCGCTACTTGTGTGTAGAAATATAAAGTTTTTGCTTGGAACGCTGATGTAGTTGTATCCAAATCAAGTTCGTTATTAGACTTGAGTGCATATCTTCCACGAAGTTTAGTTCCAGACGGGTGAAGCAAGTTAAGTAAAGTTTCTCTGTATTTCGCTATTTCTTTTTCTACAGTGATTTGATACGTAAATTGATTATGATCTTCATCTTGTAGAATACTAAATGCACTTGGCTGACCTCTAGTATCTAGGTATTGTCCTTGACTGAATGTTAATCCATTTAGGAATGAAGCATCTGCTTTTGCTGTTCCATCACCATACGTTCTAATTCCACTTGTAAATTGAGGACTTCCAGCAAAGAAATAATTTGCTGGATAATTATTATTATCAATATTTAAGACCATGTCCTGATTTGATATTTTTAATTGTAAAGCAGGATTTGGTGTTGTGCTATAATTATATACTCTAACTCTAAATTTTGATAGTTCTTCATTTAAATTAGGTTCAAGTATGCTAAAAGAATCAATACGAGCAACATAAGTTGCAACGTTTATATTAGCTCCTTGAAAAATTGTATTTCCTGTTTGAACTATTAGATTTAAATCTACATTTGAAACGATAATGTCTTGCACTCTTAAAGAAAGTGATGGTGCAGAAACATAATCTTCTCCTGGATTAATCGTATTGATTGTAGTGATTGCTCCAATACGATCAGTTGTTAATCCGAAATCAGCTCCTCTACCTAAAATACCATCAACATACAAGTTAGCACTAGTTCCTCCAGTTGATACCACGTTAAGTGTAGGTAACGCTTCAAGACTATAACCCATTCCACCATAAGGATAGTTACCGTCAGCAGAAACATAATCTACTGAAGTAATTTGTCCATTTGCAGCTACGTTGGTTACATTTGCAAATGCACCATAACCAGAACCTCCTGTAATGGTAATAACATCATTGATAACATAACCCGTGCCACCATGTGCTATTTGTATAGGACCTAATATTCCTAATGCACCTAAATTTCCAGGTGCAGAAGTATAGTTTGTTGGGTATGTTGATATAGCTGCTACACCAATTTGATTTTCTGCACTAATTCCTCCACCACCATTTAGAACAGAAACAGAACTTATAGGATAAGCTAAAAATGATACTGTGTTTGAAAATGCATTTGCTATAGTTGTATTAGCATTAGCAGTAGAATTTACGCTGATGAATGAATATACTGCGTTTCCTATAGGTACATTAGCAGAAAAAGTAATGCTAGTAGGAATAATTAAACGTACATTAGCTAAAGTTTTTTGTGCAGGATCAAATCCTGCTGGTTCTGCTGCTGCTCCTTCAGCATTTGTTAAAATGATGTCTGTATTACCATTTGCATTATAACCATATCCACCATCTAGTACACTAATTCTTTGTATTGCTCCTAGTGTTACAGAACCAACTGTTGCTGTTGCTCCGATTCCAGTATTTGAATTTAATCCACCAACAAAAACAACAGGATCTCCAACTTTATATAACTGTCCTCTAAAATTTGGATTGATTCTTATTTGACCAATTTGTCCAATGATTTTAGCACGAAGCACTTCACCATTAAACAATACTGGTTGATTGAACGCATCAACAATTTTTGCAAACTCTCCTGACTGAAAGAGTCTGGAGATATTTGATATATAAATTTCTGTTCTTGTATTTGCTAGTACAGCATTTTCAATTGTAGCGATTGTTTTTGATGTTTCACCAAATAATCTAAGATTTTTTGTGCCAAGAAAGTTTGGATCATCAGAAGCTAAACGAACACTTTTCGCAACATACCAAGCACCATCAGATGCTTTAAGAACAGAATCATATGTATTGAAATATTCAAAATCAGAATCATAGAGAACTCTGAATAGAAAACTATACGATGCTGGTGTTCCTTTTGCTTTATATAATTGACGAGCAATTTTTATTGCTTTTCTTTTGTCTATTAATGCATCTTCTGGAAAATACGGAAGAAAATCATTAACAAAATAATCAATAAATTCATTTGTCGTTTCATCAACATCTTTATAGCTCAATAGATTTTTTGAACGATCCAAAGCTTGACCGTTCTGTTCCATCCATTCATAGTATGCTTTAAGAAACTCAACAAATTTAGAATAGTCAGGATTGTCCCTGATGAACTCAGGGAGCTGCGATGGTATTAATATCGAGGTCTTTTTATCTGTTGCCATTATTATGACTTAGCTGTTAAATTTACGGTAATAGCATTTGGATCAAAAGGATCCACCGTGATTATTCTATTATATGATGATGAAATAATTGTAGAAACTGGAGTAGCACTGATGGTGAGTTGTCCTAAATCATTTGTCACACCAATAGGAGCAAATGCATTTAAATCTATTATTCCTGTTTCATAGTCAATAGTTCCTACTGTTCCTATTATAACCTTTACGCCGTTTGAGTTATAATAGTATGTTTGTAATGTACCATATCTTCCTTCAATATTTGCTACACCAACACCTAAAGCTCCTGTGGTGTCTCCTTCAGTAGGAGTTATAACTACAGTAGCACTAGTGTAATTATTTCCTTTTGCAGTTATGCGTATTGTCTTGATTGTACCGTTAGGATTAATTTCTGAAATTGCTGTTGCTCCAGAACCATCACCATTGATAGTAACTTTAGGTGCTCTTTGATAATTAATACCAGGATTTAAAATAGAGATAGATTCAACACCACCAGTAGAAGATGGAGTTTCTTCAACATAAACGTTATTCAATATGTTTGAAACATTTTCTGGATCTCTAAAATCCATTGCTGGAAAACTTGTTACCCCACTTTGGAACATTCCTTTTTGAAGTTTTGTGCCAAAAAACAATTTATAACTTGTAGGAACTGTTAGTGTAGGATAAAACTTTTTCTGAACTCTTAGCGACAACTCATTTGTTATGATAGAAGGATCTGAAGATTTAATCGCATCATTTACATCAGTAGCTAAGAATGTTGAGTTGAAAGTATCTAGTGTATCGTTGGTTACACTTACTATTGCAGTTTTTATTTTATCTTTAATTTGTGCTGCTGTTAAGTTTGTTTTTCTTGGATCATAAAGAGCATTTGCTGTTATATTTAAATAAGTATAATCTGGGTCAACCAAAACAGGATCGACAGTTAAAATAGAAATTGGCTCAATTACATCCTTTATAATTCTTTCTTTTTGCGTATCGGTAAATGTAAACGCACCGACAGGCTTAATTGACACAAATACTTGTCCATATACAGGAGGATCATTTTCTTGTCCTCCCCAAACATTAACAGCATCAAAAGCATATCCTAATTGATTCTGTTGAATTAATGTGATATAATCATTTTTTGATACTGCACGATTTTGTGCAGCGTATGACTTTGGTGCTTGAAACTTGATAGAATCAATACTTTCTTTTTCTCCACCATTTGTTGCTGGTGTAATTGAAAATATAGAAGTATTAGAAAACCCTGTGAGAGAATCAAGCAAAATGAAACTATTAGCACCAGCGGCTGCGGTTCCGTTGGTTGAAAGATAACTTAGACGAACAATATTTCCATCAATTAACTTCTTACCTATGATATTATCACCAAAGTATATTTCATAATTTCCGTTCAATCCTTCTTGTAGGAAATATACTGTGCTTGTTCCGTCTAGTAATAATACATCACTTGCCTGCGTATATATTGTGCTAAATGAGTTTGTTCCGGAATCTTCTACTGTAACTTTTAATGTTGTTGTATCTATCGTTTCATCTGGAATTTCAAATAGCAATTCAGGATTTGATGTGGTGTCAACAACAAAAGAATAGTCTACAGGAGTTCCTTGTTTTAATGTCACATCAGTAAAGTTTGCTTCACCTGAAACAACCGAAACTGTATATGAATCATCATTTACAAAAATATAGTTGACACCATCAATTGCTTCTGAGATAAACTGCGTAAACTTTGGAAGAGTCAATAAACTTGTCGTAACACCATACGATGTCAAATTGATAGTTGCGGCTGGTGCAATCGTAGATTTTGGGGTGTAATTCAGAACTTTTGCTTGTGATACAACAGAACTTCTCTGTAGTGCAGTATCAAGAAACATTTCGTTTCCTACCATATTCAGATAGTATGCATTATATTGTGTATTGTACGCAAGAATATCTAATAGAACAGAAAGACCCGAACCTGAAAAGTTATAGTCTTTAAATGTATCTTGACTCTTTAAGAAAGTAATTAAACTTGATTTAATATCTGCAAAATCTAAATCTGCAAATTGTATACTTGAGTTGGCTGTTGCCATTATCTTGACCTCTCAAGAAGTAGATTAATAGATGACGGTAATGTGTTATTTCCAACAAAGAATTGTAGTTCAACAAAAAATGCATTCTGATCATCTAACGACAACACATTAACATCAATTAAATTGACTCTTGGTTCATAATTTAAAATGGTATTTTTTATTTCTGTTTCTAGTGCCGAAGCTGTTATTACTGTTGTTGGCTCAAACAAATAACCATTAACATTTGAGCCTAAATCTGGCTGAAATGGTCTTTCATAAAAGTTTGTTAACAGTAGATTTCGGACTGAACGAATCACTGCGGTGTCATCATAACTCAAAGAAACGTCTTTGGTTATAGGATTCATTGCAAATGTTAAATCCAAATCTGAATATATTTTTTGTAGTGTGGTAGCCATCTTCTATTTATTATAGTTATTGTGCAGGTGGACCGCTGTTTCCTATTCCTCCACCGTTTATATGAACATGATTCTGTAAACTTACTGGTCCGGCAGTAACATCTCCACCATAATCTCCATAACCATCTACAATAACATTTCTGTGTCCAACAAAGTCAAGTTCTGCTTGAATATTTTTATCGGATGAAATATTACCTTGGTTAATGATATTCCCCGTAGAAGCAAAATCTCCTACTTGATTGATAGGACCAACAAAATTAAATGAATCTGCTATGGCACTAAACGTACCATCAACTTTCATGGCAAAATTACCTTTGACCTCCAATTCTACAGAACCGTCTACTTGTGCTTTCACGTTTCCTTTAATGTATAATTTTAGACTTCCTTGAGTAGATTTTTGTTCATTACCCATAATATACACCTGATTATCTTTTACAATAATCTGTACATTATCATTGAAAATTTTCTCAACTTTTGATCCATCTGGATGAATTTCTGAGAATGTTCCTGATCTATGCGTTATTGCTACTCTTTCAGCACCTGGTGTATCATCTAGTTCAATAGAGTGACCAGATTCGGATGTTATAGAATGATTATATGGATACTTTGAATCATAAGGAGTTTTTGGTTCACCATACGAATTGTTTGGGTTTACCACGGCCTCAAGCTGATCGCCTTTTTGCTCATACTTTGGTTTATTTTGTTGAATTTCACCAAGTGCTTTTGTTTGTGCAACAGATTGATCTATTGCTTTTTCCAAATCTGCTTCTGTCGCCATTTTATGATCCTTGTGTTTTTAATTCATTACGTTTAATAGTATACAATTTTTGTAACTCTGATTGAGTTCCTAACAGACCATCTGCTTTTTTTTCTAAATCTTTTGTGGGAGAAATATCTTTCCCAGCTTGAGTCAATGCTTCTTCAACTTGATCAATTTTCTTTGCAATTATTTTTAAACTTCTTTCATAATAAAGATTGAAGTTAAGTAAATCTACATTTGTATTCATGTTGTTTACGAGTCTATAGCAGTTTGATGCTACTTTATCGATATATTCACTAGTTAGCATGATCATATTCTCTGTAGACTTTTCTAGTGTGCTTCCTACTTTTTCCAATGGAACTTCATTAGGAATTTTATTGGGGGCATAAACATTGACTGCTGTTCCTGGTGCGACTGCACCCAAGTTTGCCTTTGGTGTGGCACTTACAGTTTTTGGTGGATCTTCTGGTGGTCTTGGATATCCTGCTGCATCTAGACTTGATAATTTTCTTCTCAATCTTTCACGATTAGTTCTATCCCAAACAACAGGATCTTTACCGGCGTATATTAAATTTTCATCTTTAGTATTTTTATACAAACTTCGTTCAAATGATATTCCAGTTTCAGTAAGTGCTGCTTTATCACCTACATCTAATATGACAGGTGTTTGTGTTGTCAATTTTCCAGGACTTAAGTTTGACATTTTATTGGAAATATTTCCTGCTATCTTACTTGCTTTATCTCCTAAAGAATCTAAAGATTCATTCAATGATGCTGCTGCTTTTTTCTGTGCTTCTTGTGATGCCTTCAAAGCATCTTTAAGTTGTCTATCAACATCTTGTTGTGCTAGTTTTTGTTTAGCCTCTTGAATTTTTTTCTGTGCTGCGGAATCACCCCCAACAAGTCCAGCCCCTAAGTCGAGACTTTGGCCTAATAACTTTGATAGACCACCAGGTGGAACTTGTATTGAGTTTGCTAAAGAATTTGCATTTGGCACTAAGCTCTTTAAGTCTTGAGTAAGACCTTGTGTAACAGCAGCCGCACCTTGTGCTGCACCAGCAATGGCTGTATTGACACTTTTTGCATCTGGTCCAGATATACCTTCAGTAGAATCTAAGTATCTTGATGCAATAGAAGGTGGAGGATTTTTTGGATCATTAATCGCTAAAAGATTTGTATTTGGATATCCAACTGTAAGAGGATTGGGGTTTCTTACTGCTGGTTGATTTTTTACAACAGTTCCTGACCCATCACTTAATGTTGAAACTATGGGAGTGTTAGGAGCAGTTAGTAACTCTGCTGATGTTCTTGGATCCGAAAAACCTTTTTGTGGATTATTCACATAAGGTGTGGGAATACCCGGCAACACACCAAAGTATACGGGTGCTTGACCTAAAGGACCATCAAAGAAAAATCCTATAACCCAGTCACCTTCAATCGGAGTTGTAAATGTTTTTGAATTATTTACAGGAAGAACTGGCTGGGCCCAAGGTAAATCTGATGTAGGTATTAAATTCTTATCATCTGTGTGCCAACCAAACACTCTAATTTGACAACGACCAACATTTAATGGATCTTTTCTATTTTCAACAACACCTATCCACCAAACAAATCCATTCATTCCTGTAAAGACAGTTGTTTGATCCATTATTTTTTCACTCCTGCTACTGTATTTTTAATTATAGGTCTTTCATTATCAACTTGTAGATATGCTTGAGGTAAACTATCTTTTACAACTTCAATGATTGTATTATATGCAGCAGTTTGAATAATGTGTCTTACCGCAGTCACTAGATATTTTCCAGAATAATATGGGTCTAATTGTTTTGGATCATTAGTAGAAGCAGGGTCTTGTGATAACAAATCAAAATTGATTGTCGAACCTACAGTCACATTAGGATCTCCAGCAATATACAATTTTGCTCTGGTGTAATTAGCAAGACTTATCTGAGATTTTCTTTGTGAGAAGAATGTCTCAACGAATATATCTTTTGTAACAGAACCTGGTCTAGCTTTGATATAATCTACTTTTTCCCAACCACTGTTTGTTCCTGCTAATTTGAAACAAGCTTGTGGTGTTTCATATAAAGCACTACCAAATCTATTTTTTAGATTATTGACAACAGGGTTTTTATTTAAAGATTTTGATTTTTCACGATACTTAAGATAATTGAAATCTGTTACTTTATAATTACGAAGAAGTGGATCTATTGTAAGTAATCTGTTTGCAAAGGTACCAGAAGAAATTCCTTCAATTACGTTAAATGAATTCAATATTTCATATCCAAGAACATTGAATATTTCTTGATTGATGTTTTTATCATAGTTTTCCATACTAATATTCTTTGGACGATATTCGTATGTATGATAAGGATCTTTTTGAAACAAAGATTGTAATGATGCGAAATTATATCCTTTTGCATTTTCAAAGAAAAGCATATCTGCACCAATTTGCTTTGATGCTTGAGCATACAAAGAAACCATATTGATAGCTTCAAATGGTTTTAAATTTGGAACTATGATGCTATAGACACCTTTTGTCTGTTCTATGTTTCTAGCATCATATTTGTTCTCTGGTACTCTTAAATAGGTAAGAAGAACATCATTTACAATTTGAGATATACTCTTACCGTTATATGATTTGCTTATCTTGTATTGTTCAGACAAAACTAATTCATCAGAACAAAAATGTATTACATAGTTTTCTGTATCAAATCCTGTAGTTTTCTGTCTATTGCTTATACTGTATATTCTGAATATCTTATCGATTCTTATATTAGGATTTTCGTCTTTACCAAAAGCCATGCGGATATATTCATTTCCATGCATACCCATCTTTTCAATCACACCTTGAGCATCACTTATTAAAATTTGACCAGATACAGAGTTACTGTAGATATCTTCAAAATAAGATAGTTCTACTAACATTGGTTTCAAGTCTAATGTAATAAATTGGCCAGACAAAACATTTAAAGCTATCAGATTATAATCTTTTGCATTTCTGATACCACTTTTTGTACTGTCTGAGGAGTAATCTCTATTTACTCCAACTGTAGTATTGTCTACTAATGTTGTTGTCATATTATGTGCTCAATAATGATTTTAATCTTTCTTCCATTGGGCCAGCATATAGTCTATTAACAATATTCACTTCTCTTTTTGCTTCATTTGTTTGTAGTTCATAATCGTAAATGTCTTGTGCCTCTCTTGTCTCAGTCACAGTAACATAACTGAATTCATCAAAATATTTTGTAGTTACTAGATTGACAGGAAGATTAGCATATGTTTGTGCATCTACGTTATACTTCATCGTAGTTTCTGTTTGTGTACCAGAATCATATGTATGCACAACTTTTTTATAATATTTGA